CAAAGTCACTGACCTTACCTTCATCACCAGGTATAAGAGGTCTTGTAAAAGGAGAACCTGCTGCCTCCATATCAAGCTGTGCTTTTATATCTCTTGCAATAGTAGCAGGATAAGTAAAAGTAGATACAATATTACCTGCTCTCTTTTCAAAGCCTACAGTAAACTCTCCTGTTTTAATTGAGTCTTGTACATCTTTAACAAGAGAAAAATCAAAGCCAAGATCTCCCATACCAAGAGCAACTTCTAAAGAATCTTCACCCATATTTTTTATGGGCAATCCATTAAAGTATCTGTATATCAAATCACCCAAGAGAAGGTGAGCTGCGAAAGGACCTGCTACACGTCCTGTCTCTACAGTTCCACCTGATATAGTTTCAAGACTTCCGTAGTCTAACTCACCTTGTTTTTGGGCAGCAAGATATACACCACCCATAAGCATTGCAGCACCACTTATCTGTCTTGCTGTTCTGTCTTGCCAAGTCTTGTACTTAGTTCCTTTATAGAGTTGACTTTCTAAACCTGATAGACCACCAGTAACTAAACCAATAGGTGTGTAATCGTTTATGTACTCTAAATGATTTGCTATATATCGAGGAAAAGGAATACCTAGTGCTCCTGAAATAATAAACGGAGCTTCTCTGTGAGCTTTAACTACACCTTTAACGAGTCTACCGTAAGAAGACTTATCACCTGCATACGTTTGTTGGAACGTGAATCTTTGTGCATCTTCTATAGCATCTTGTAGAAGACCGGGGGGTAAACCTTTCTCTATAGTTTGACCAGATTCAATAAACTCTGCAAAGGTTCTACCTTGTTGTCTCAGTCTCCTATCAACACCTGCGTATAACATTGACTGTTTAAAGATTGCGTCAACGCCTGTGTTAAGAGTGTTAACAAACCTACCTGCTTGAGAAAGAATACTGTTACTTTCAATAGTTATCTCTGCTCTCTGAACATCATGAAAAAGGTTTCGATAAGCAATGGGTTGTTCTTTCAACATCATTTCTCTAAGAATGAGTGCTTCATCCTTACTGAGTGTCATACCTCTTAGGTTAGCAAAGACACCTTTTGTCCATCCTCTTTGAACTGCTTCACCAGTTAGCAACCCTTTCCAAAACTGATCTGATATATCAAGGAAAGTATTGAACCCAGATGTAAATGCGTTAGCTGCAGTAGTACCAATCTGAGATGTCATAAAAGCAATACGAGCAGAGTCTAATTCTTTAGCCAGATTTAAAACTGTGCCTACCTTACCACCTTTGTTCTTGATAGCATTGCTTATTATTGACTGAGCAAAGTTATCATTAAAAGTAGTGAGGCGAGAGTCATTAAGCTTTTTAATATTTAAAAGTATTTCGTCAATCTGCTGCTGTGCTTTAGTTTTTGGTGTAGCAGATTTTAACTTCTTACTTATCTGACTTGCTTCATTTAATTTTTTACCTGCTTCTGATAGATCAGCAAGGTATATTAAAGAGAAATCTTCTGAAGAAAGACCGTACTTTTTCTTTATCTTTTCTATCTCTTTTATATTTTTATTTGTAGACATAAATCTAGCTACAGCACTAGTTATTCTCTCACCTTTACTAGGTTTTACTTTGTCTATAAGATCCATAGTTGCAGCAGTTATACCTTTTAGTGTATCAAGAGATAGACCGGGGGTTACTTCTGTGTCCTCTACCCCTGTTTGAAGTAATTGACTTCTAAGAGTCTGACCTCTTTTAACTAGATCTGCATCTAAAGCATTTAATTTTGGTTTTGTTTTTTGAAATAGTTCTGTTTGTTCTCTGACTGCTAAATTTTTAAATAGTTCTATAGACTGATCCGTTGCTTTCTTTAGATTTGGGCTTCGTCTTTTTTTCTTTATTGTTTTTTCTGCAGCATTTTTTGCTCTAGTCTTTGCAGACTTTTCTTTGAAAGCTACATTACTTAAAGCATCTGCAGCTTTGTTCTTGGCTCTTTGACCAAAAGCTGCAGTGCCACCACCTATTACAGATCCAACTGTTGCACTTAAAGCTGCATCAAGAGCTAAGTCTGTTGTATCGTACTCGTACCCTTCAATTACTTCTTCTCTGGTTTCTCCCCTAGAATATCCTATGGCTGTACCTATAGCACCTTCAAATGCAGCACTCCTACGTGCACCTTTTAATCCTTCTTTAAGAACACTCTTCTGTACTGCTTCTTTAACAGCTTTCTTTCCTAGACCTTTCTTTATAAGATCATCTATCTGTGATCGTATTGCTAGTTGGGCTGCTTTAGTTGCACCTCGAGCTGCGAGCTTACTACCTACACCCCAACCTCCTGTTGCAAGAGTAGCTGCAGTAGAAGGAGAAGAGGCAATAGCACCTATAAAATCTTTAGCTCCATCAAGCACACCTGTTCCTGCTTCACCTGAATGATCAAACGCATTCATCAAGTTACCAAAAGATTCTAACTCTTGATCAGATACGTTCTCTCTGTCCTGAACATACTGTAAATCTTTCAGAGCAGTCACTTCGTTTGTAGCTTGATACCGCATGTGAGTTATGAAGTCTTCTGTTAAACCTTCAGCACCCTTTTCAAGTAACTCTTCTCTAGAGTAGTTATACCTATCACCAGTAAAAAAACGAATCAGATCGTCTTGAAAATCTGAATCGTCTTTTAAAGATATAAACTCTTTGTCTTTTACTTTTTCTAAATAGTTAGACATCTAATACTCATTTTGTTAAAGCATCAACTTTTTCACCAAAAGTTCCTGCTCCTGATATATTCTTTGAAGCAGTCGTAGCATCTAATTTTTTTTCATTTCCAGTACCACCTAGTTCTACTTCAAAAGCAGGAGGTGCTATAGGATCTAGATTCACTAAGTTTGGTAACTGTTCAGATAGGTAAACTATTGCTTTATTCTTATCTTCAGTAGGAGTCACGGCTAACACATCAGAAACCTGCTGTATTAAAAATTGATTTATGTCTGAAGCATTTACATCTCCAACATCTTGACTTCTATTCAACTCTTTTACTGTTGCATTCATAACATTAAATAATTTTCGGACTGATTGAGGAGCAGATGGTTTATAGACATAGATATTGTTTCCGTAAGAATCTGTGGATACGTCAAAGTATTCTCCCATTTGAGGACCTAGTGTACTCTCAGCAACTTTCATAAGTCTAGCCAACTCAGTTTCTTTCATTTCTGTAGCAGCCTCTCTTCTTATAGCAAGAGGATCATCTTTGTATGTTCTTTCAGATTGTACCTGCAGTTGTGCAGTCATCTCTAAAAGATCGTCTGGGCTAACATCTGCAGCAAAAAGTTTAGCCATCGTTATTGCTTCTAATTCTTTTTCAGGTGTGTCTATAGGACCATCTACAGAAAGACCTGCTTGAACACCTTGAACTATTTTATCAGCAGCTTCTTCAGGGTTATCTTTAATTCGTTTATCTAATTGTTTTTCAAGACTAGAGTTTAGAATCGTAACAAACTTAGGGTCTACATTTTGATCTTGAGCTAGATTTACCATTTCTTCTAGCTGACCTCTATCATATAAAGCATTTGTTACTCTACGACTAAAGCCTCTTTCTATGGCATCACGTTTTAAATCTGCTTCTTTAATGGTAAGAGCTTTTTGTTTCTTCAAAGCCTCAAGAGCAAAGGGCAGTATGTCTGACCTATATCGAGCAGCTAGATTCTTTTCAAACTTCTCTCTTTCAAACTCAGACTCTTTCTCGTAACGTCTTAGATCTTCCATGTCCTGAACGGCTAGAAGAATACCCTGTGCATAACCCATCTCTTAGTCCTTTGCCATCAAGCCCTTGGGCTTTTCTATTGTAGTGATTTCATCAACCACTTTTTCCATCTCTTCTTCTCTACCTTCATTAGAAGATAGGTCAACGTCCTTGACGTTTTCTTTCACATCTATTCCCATCTCGTCTAGTTTCTTGTCAGCCAAAGCTGAAGCTCTAGTCTTACGTAATTCATCTCTGTCTTCTTCTTCAAAGCCAGTGCTGTAATCAACATCAAGTGCGTCAGCAGTTTGTTTTATAAACTCGTGCAACACTGGTTGGATTATCAAGCTAACATCTATTGAGTGGATACCTGCCATAACAGCACTACGAGTAATTCCTTCTACTAGAGTTTGAATATCAACGCCAATCTCTAGAACATACATAGCATCTTCAATAGCATCTGGATCACTTAATCGTTTTAAGTGTACTGCTAGAGCCTCGTCTGGATCTGTTATCTCAGGAGGTCTTTCGTAAGGTGCATTCCTTGGAGGAGTAGTTAAACTCTGCCCTGGAATAGGTGCATTAAAAATCATCTATATGTCTCCAGTAATTTTTGATATTGTGAAACTAAGGGCATAATATGTTTCTTAGATATAGCTAAACCACCCTTGTTTAATTTAGGACCATCGTGGTGTAAAGCATAGACATAAGATTTATCATACCCTTTCTTTTCAGCCATATCAAAGTTGTCCATCGTATGCTCAATTAAAGCTTGGGCTTGCATACCTAAGTCTTCTCTGTTCTCACTATTTAAACCGTAAGCTCCACCTGTTTCATCAATAAATTGACCAAGACCACCTGCACTTGTTGATTTAGCAGAAGCATAAATATTAAATCCTGACTCGTACCTTGCTGTTGCAAGGGCATAAGCTATTTGTTCAGGAGTTGCTTCAAGTGTTCTGCCAACTCTTATTATTTCTTTGATTGCAGCTTCTTGTGATTCTTTAGGAGCACCACCTGCATTACGTGTAAATCCTTTTGGAACTGGTTTGTTATAGTAAGAGTTAGCAGCTACCTTACCTTTCTCAGTACCCTTCTTGCCGTACAAATTTTCAGGTATAACTAAAACAGAACTGTCATTACTAGCTGTCTCTTCTTTAAAGTTTTTCATTTCTTCTTTTAAAAGATTCATAGTTGAAGCATCTTTTAAGACTTGATTAAGAACAGTGTCATCATAGACTACTTCGTTCCTAACTTTACGCAGCCCACCTAATCCCTCAGAGGAAGACTCTTTACTAACAATGGAAGGATCTTCTTGAATCCTCTCAGCCATGTTAATTGCGTTTAAATAACTTTCTTTAGAACTCATCAGGTAAACCTCACTAAAATACACTAAAGAGAAGCTTAGTCCAAAGAGCACCTTTTGCTGTCTTCTCATCATTAGCAATTTTCTCTCTTACTGCTTCTAGTTCTTTATCAGCCAACACGATCTGTAAAGCTCTGTCTCCTGCAGTTTGCTCTGCTGAGAAAGCATAGCTCATGAGATCTCTTTCTTTCTGCCATATTGCATCTAAATTTGTAGATGTCAAAGCATTCATAGTCTGTGCAAAGTTCATGTTGCTTTCGTTAATTGCTGCAGTATTCAACGTAGCTAGGTTTTGTCTCCACTGTGCATTAGCTTGTGCTACAACCAATCCATTCTGAGCATTGAATAGATCTCTTTGTTGCTGCAGGTTAGAGTTAAACTCTCTTAATGCGTTAGCCTGTCCTGCATTAAACTGGTCTACTGCATTCTGTTGTGACGCATTGAACTGTGAAACCTGAGAAGAAAGAGAAGCAAAGAACTGATTAGTTTGATTCTCGTTTGCTGCATTGAATTGTGCAGCAGCATTCTGTGCAGCCTGATCTGTAAACAATGCCTGTACGTTTTGCTGTGCTGTGAACATAGTTGCTTGCTGTTGATTACTTAGATTAGTCATGTCCATTTGCAAAAAGTTCTGAGCATTCTGTACTGCAGCTTGCTGTCGATTGGATAGGTTAGCCATGTCTAACTGAGCAAGAGCAGCAGCCTCTGCCATGACACCTGCCTGTCTGTTAGACAAATTGTTTAAGTTTACAGTATTAGCAGCACGAGCATCTTCAAGTGCTATCTGCTGTTCAGCCGTAAAGTTCATGTTAGCTATTTCACCAATACGAACTGAGTTCTGAACACGAGCTTGGAATGCTTGATCAAACTCCATACCTAAGAACTGAGCACGTTGCTGTGCAGATAGTATAGCTCTTTGCTGTCTGTTAGATAAGTTCTGTGCTTCAAACTGTGCAACAACTTGTGCATCCATTTGAGCTATCGGTAGTGCAGCTTCCATTGCAGCTTGTATAATAGCTTGACCTGCCAAACTAGATGCACCTAAACCTCTAGCAGCCATAGTAGCCGTAGCATTTCTCATAGAACCTGCAGCCCAAGCAGGTGTGTTACCACCCTCAAACTGTTGCATCAATTGTTCTAGCTGACCTTGCACCGTAGCTTGTTTGCTTGGCGTAGCCTCTGCAGCTTGTATTGCTTCAGTAAAGTTCTTTGCAGTCTGTGCATTAGCTACACCAGAGATTATCTCACTCTCTCCACTAACAGGATCAGTCTGTAGTTTACGAGGGTCAGGTCCTGCTATCTTTATCGCATTACCTTGTGCAGCTTTTATGTCTAGAGAGGAAGCACCTTGTGCAGGGTCTATTGTTGACCCAGGAACTATAGCTCCTTGAGCAGGTTGCAGTTTATCTGTTTCTGCTTGCACTTGGTTATAAGCTGTGAACGGATTGAACTGACTACTAGGTATAGTCATAGGCATCCCTGCCTGAGAAGTTGTAGGTATTGTAGCTACTTGTGCAAAAGGAGAAAGTGCGTAAGCTTGTCCTGCAGTCTGACCTATAAAGTCTGCTTCCTGTGGTTGTATTTGTTGCACGTTAGCTTGTTGAGGTTGCATTGTTTGACCGACAAGATTACCTTGTAATTGCTTGTACTGCTCTTGAGTAGGAACAAACATACCTGTGTTAGCTCCCATTCTAGGATTAGCCATACCAACCATAGCTTGTCTATACTTATTCATACGTGCAGCAGCAGGTGGATTTGCTTGTAAAAAGTTAGGGAGTTGTGAGTCAGGTCCTTCAAAACCTAAGAACTTCCTAGCCATTGCTACATCACCACCGTTAGAAAAACCCATTAGTCCACCTTCAGCAGCAGAGGTAAAACCGGGGGGAACGTAAGTTATAGGATTACCTTGTGCATCCTCAGTTACCTGAATAGATTGACCAAAAGGATTTGTGTAAGTTTTTAAACCACCAGTGCCACCCTGAGATTGGCTAGTAAGGTTTGCCATAGTAGTGCCTGTAGGGTTTGTGTTGACTGTTACACTAGAAGGTACTGCTGACAAGTTTGCAGTTTGAGAAGGAGTATTAAAAGTTCCTGTTACATTAGCTTGTGGGTATGTACCTGTGCTTGCCCCACCTAAAGAAGGAGCAGTAGTACTTATGGTTTGTGTACCTGCAGTAACAGGTGTATACGTAGTAGCATTAGTGGCTACCTGTGTACCAACTGTATTACTTGCAGGAGTAGTAGTGGTAGTAGTAGCTCCTGTATTTGGTGTACTACTTGCTCCACCTGTAGATGTTGGTATACTAGTTTTTATTGGTTTAAAATCTTTCATTTTAAGAAAGTCGTAATCGTTCAAAAACTCAAACTGTTTTCTATAGCCATCGTAGTAATCTTTGTAGTTGTTAAAAACATCTCCCTCTACAATGCCTTGTATATCTTCAGGATTAAACCAATTGGAACGCATCTTTTGTTTAGTTAAAACACTAAAAAATCCTCCTGCTCCTGTATAAATTGGTTGCCCATCTCTAACACTAAAAGTTAACTCAGCTTCAGGAGCATATCCAATTGGATTGCCATTATCATCTCTTTGCACAACACCTTCGGTCATAAGCTGTGTATTAGCTACACCCATAGCTTGAACAAATGCATCTGAACTTAGTCTAGATACGGCTAAAAGTTTTCCTATGTCTCTTGAATCAGCATTAGAACCTACAGCACCGTAGAGCAAACTTGATGCTGCCTTACTGAGTGCTGCCTCTTCTCCATCCCCTGCAACACCGTAAGCAGACACCAACTCTTTTCTTAATTCATCACTAGCATTGCTGATAATATTTCTCATATCAACCATGCTCATTTTAAAGTTACCAGTACGTAGTAAGAAAGCCTCTTGCTCGTTGTCTACCCCCGGTGGAAGTCCTGTTGAAGGATCTATAAACCCTCCCCCATCGTCTTCACCTGTCTCTACGTAGTGATTGTAACTTTCAATTATTTTATCAAGTTGTTCTGATTGATCAGAAGCAGTTTCAGTAACAGGTGTTACCTCTTCTGTTTCTTGATTCTTTGCTGCCTCTGCTGCGGCTGCTGCTGCGGCTGCTGCCTCTCTTCTTAATCGTCTTTTTCTACGTCTTTTTTTACGCCTACTAACACCTGCCATATGCTTTTCCATAGCAGACGGTTCGTCACTCTCTGGTCTTGGTTTAGGTTTTTTATTACCTGACATGGCAGCACTACTTGTTACACCACCTGCAATAGCTTCATTAGCATCAAAGTTGACATTATCTGGATTTTGTTCTGCCATATCTTATTCCCTATTTACCCATTGTCATCCACACTGCACCTGCAATAAACGTCAGCAGACCGACAGTGGATAATTTAACTACTGTTGACCAGATAGATCTTCGTGTATCTCGCCAAGCTTCTAATAAACTACGCATCTCTACAATGTCTTTTATAGCATCATCATCAAGCAAACCAATAGAACGCAATGCCTCTTTAGCACCACGTCTAGCTGCACGATCCATCATATCTTCTAATTCTTCTGTGGTAAGTTTAATGTCTGCCATAATTTAACTGTGTCTGCCCTAGTAAAATCTTGATAGCTGTTCTTTAATTTCTCTGGCATCTCTATCCACTCGATAGTTGCCCCTGTTTCTTTACATATCTCTAAAGCAACTTCATAAAAACTTTTTTCTATTCCTGTACCTACGTTCCAGACACCTGACTTTTCTATAGAGAAAAACTTTTGATGATACTCTATAATCTTGTCTACGTGTATAAAGTCTCTGTAAAAATATTCTGAGTTTTTGAATAGTTTTATCTTTCCAGTTTCTTTTGCTTGCTTTCTAAATTTAGTATAAGGACTTGCCTGTTCTCCTTTATGATCTTCGTGATCACCGTAGACGTTAAAGTATCTGAATACTTGAGTTATGATAGGAGCTTTTCTGTACTTGATATACTCCTCAACTATAGCTTTACTTCTAGCATAGTGATTCAAGGGATCTAAAACTGCAGTCTCTTTAAAACCGCATGGGTCTAAACCATAAACTGAAGCAGAACTAGCAAACTGAAAGTTTATTCCTCTATCTATACAATCCTCAAAGAGATAAATAGAAGACTCAATGTTCTGTACAGTTATCTTACGTATGTCTTGTTCTGTAGTAGAACTCACTGCTCCTAAGTGTATTACCCAATCAAGATTATCTAGTATTGGGTATTGATTACCCCATTCGTAAGTAGAAACTTCATGATTATCTTTTAGTGCATTGACCATGTTCTGACCAATGAACCCTTTGTGACCAGTAACTAGTATTTTCATTCTTGGCTGTCACCCTTGCCTACTCTGTAATTATCTTCTACAGAATCAGGAGTAGAGACTTCCATTAGATTTCCCTCTTCTAAGCAAACTACTTGATGGGGAACTAGTGGTGGATTGTGCCAAACATCTCCTTCTAACAAAGAGACTTCTTTACGTTCTGCGTTTTCTGTGTCAATCCATATGACTTTAAATTTACCTGATATAACAAACCAAGTCTCATCTTTTTCTTTGTGGAAGTGCATTGAAAACTTTGCACCTTTGTTAAACTTTAAAAATTTACCACAATACTTGTCGTTAGTTGCCCATATAAACTCAGACCCCCAACCTTTTTCTACAAGTCCTTCAAGCCTCATCTAGTTATTTCCTTTAGTGTTGGAGCATAGACACCTATATGTTGCACCGTAACTGCTGCTGCACTCATTGCAAATCTTATAGCCTCATCTATACTTTGTTTTTCTAAATACTTATAGACAAGGGCAGCTAGAAAGGTGTCACCTGCACCACACACATCATGAGTTTCTACTTTCGGAGGAATGTAGGTTCTGTTTTTATATTCGACTTTCTTTGAGCCGTATGTAACTATAAGTTCTTCGGTATCTGACTCTCGTGCTTCGTATTCGTACTGGTTTATTTTTACAAAGCAACCGTCAAATTGGGCTAGATCTTTTTTCTTAGTGTCTACAAAGATAGGACCTTTGTATTTTTTTATAAGATCTTCTATTTCGTTGTCAGAAACAAATCCTTTATTGTAGTCCGAAACTATTACTGCTGCGTAATTATCTAAGGTTTGTTCTGCATTATCAAAGAATTGTTTCTTTATCTTTTCGTCTATTCTGATAAGTTGTTGACCTGTTTTAATATCAACGTATCTATGCTTACGTTCAGAATACTCTGTTATAATATCTACTTTAAGTTTTAGATTTACTAGATTGTTATGTACGTTATATGCCATCCCTTTCTTTGAGACAGTATCATGTAAATCAAATATAGGAACAGGAGCTTCAGGACTAATTCTATTTACAAAGCCATAGTGATATTCATCGTAGCAACTATCTCCTATCAACAAAACTTTTAAGGATTTTTGTGCTTGATTCTTCGTTGACTCTTTCATAGAAGACTACCTCTTTACAGTACTCCTCCCCTATAATTTCTTTTCCCCTCCAATCAGAACCTTTTACCATTACATCTGGTTTGTACCTTTGAAGAATAGCAAGAAGATCGTTGTCTGTGTCAAACGTTACTACACTAGTAACAGGTTTTAACATAGCTATTAATTGTTTTCGATTCTTAAGATTATTAAAAGGTCTTCCTTTCCCCTTGTTATACTCAATACGCCTGTCTGTGTCAATAGCTACGAGGAGGTGAGTTCCTAAACCTCTAGCAAAATCAAGTAGATCAAGGTGTCCTGAATGCACTACATCAAATGCTCCATTGACAAATATCTTCTTCATAATTAAAATTACACCATGTCTAGATTTAAGCACATATTAGAACAAGACCCTCAACAGATTCAACAACAAAATATACCTAATGATTGGCCTAAAGTATTTCCTAAGTCAATTGTTGGTCTGGATCGAGATGGTGTAATCAATATAAACAAAGGTTATATTTCTAATCCTGACGATTGGGAAGCTATCCCTGGTTCTCTTGAAGCTATTCGTATGATTAGGCTTAAAGGATATAAACTAGTTATACTAACTAATCAGGGTGGTATTATAAAAAAGGAGCAGACGCATGACCAAGTAGAAGCTGTTCATCAACGTATGATGGAAGTCTTTGGTAATGCAGGTATCTACTCCATTGATGGTCTATTCTACTCTGAGTCTTCACTTAAGTGTGACTGCTTTGCTAAACCTAATATAGGTATGTTTCACAGAGCAGAAAAAGAATTATTTTTAGGTAAACATAGATTTAAACAAAATGGTTTCTATGTTGGTGACAAGATGACAGATCTTAAAGCTGCAGAACGTATAGGTGCTAAACCTATTCTTGTACGTACTGGTCATGGATTAGAAACTGAAGAAGACCTCAAGAAATTCTCAAGAGAGAAACTTAGAAAGAAGACCAAAGTTTTTGATGATCTTCTTCAGTTTGCTCAGAGGTTGCCTTAAGCAGCTTCCTCCATATCCTCAACAATACTATCATTATAAGGATAATGTACTAACTTACCCATGTCTGGTAAGTATAAATAGTTTATGTCTGAGTTCTTCACAGTCAACATGGCATCTTGCAAAGTCTCAACTAGAGGTTGACCTGCAAGATTAAAGCTTGTGTTGAACAAGATAGGAACACCTGTAATTTTATCAAACTCTTTTATTAAAGAATAGTAACTAGGATTCTGTTCTTTAGTTACAGTCTGAATGCGACATGTACCATCTACGTGTGTGATTGCAGGAACTTCACCATGCTTTTCAGTTTTAAAGTCCATAGCATACATCATATATGGTGACTCTTCTAGGCCACGAGTTTCAAACCACTCTTCAAAGTTTTCCTGTAGCATTGAACCTGCAAAAGGTCTGAACCACTCTCTCCCTTTTACTGTGTTTACAAATTCTTTACCCTTGGGATCTGTGGGATCATACAGTATAGAACGATTACCTAGTGCTCGTGGTCCTGCTTCAGAACGTCCTTGAAACAAAGCTACAATGTTTTTATCTGCTATCAGTTTTGCTACATCAGCAGCTTTTACATCTTTAACTTTTATACTACTAAAGTCGTATTCTTCTTTACGTTCAGGACCAAGATAAAGAGTAGTCATAGGACGTATAGTTTTATCTTCTTTGTTTTTATCGTAGTAAATTATTTTAGCTAACCCTATTGCTGTACCACCATCGTGAGATATAGGATCAACAAAGATATTGAGATCAGGAAATCTTTCTTTGTAGTAATAGTTGGCTACACAATTAAGACCATAACCACCTGATATAACAATGTTTTTATGCCCTGTTTTATCTACAGCTTTTTCAATTAAGTCACCTACAAGAGTTTGTGTCTCATCTTGTACAGCCCAAGCTAAGTCTTTTGCTGCATCTGTTACCTTTGTGTGGTCACTATGCCAAGCTTTAGGATCTTCTTTTAGTTCTAGGAGAGGATGACGTGAATGATCCACGTAAGCACCTGCAGGGTAATTAGGTATAAACACATTTTTGTTACCTCTGCCATTATAGAATAGGCTAGGTATAAACTCGTTTTCTTTTCCATAAGGGGCAAGACCCATAGTTTTACCTGCTTCTATGTAACCAAAACCAAGATAGTGTGAAACAGCTTCATATGCTTTAACTATTGTTATAGCACTATCCATTTCTAATTCTTCATTTACTATACGTTGGGTATCATAGTTACCACCATAAGAGGTAAATATAGGTTTTATTCCCTCTTCATAGTCACAGTTAAAGATAGACTCTGTTTCAAAACCTAAGTTCTTAAACTCTTCATTAACTTCTATTTGTCTATGAGAACCAGACCCATCTACAATAACTGCTGCAGCCTGTTCAAAACCTGAGTTGTAAAAAGCACCTGCTGCATGACCTAAATGATGAGCACCACCAACATTTATTGTTTCTAGTTTAGGGTTAAACTTACGTAAGAAACCAGAGTAAGGATCTTCTCCTGTCCAAGGTAACTGTGGAAATTGTTCTGAAGTACCACCAAGAACTAGAATGTCTACACCATACTTTAGTGCTTCTACCATTCCTGCAAAAGGATTACCATCATACTTACTACGAGAAAGTCTTTCTTCCTCTATGTAAAACTTTAATTCACCATCTACTAATAGAGCAGCAGAACCATTATGCCCTGGATTAATTGCTAAAATATTCATTACTTCACCTTCTTTTCAATATCTTTGACAATGTTGTTATACATTGCATTTATTTCTTCGTCACTAAAGTCCATTAAGGTGTCGTTAGCTCTATCAGCTAAATGACTCTCAAGACCTGAGATACGAATAGGTGAGTATTTTTTAGCATCCTTCTTTTCAATAATGTTAAAGTAGTCTGGGTACGTTGTGTTAACTGCAAACGTAGAACCAATAATTACTGTTCCAGGAGTTCCTAGTGCTCTAGCCATGTGTTGACCTGCTGAGTCCACACCAATGAAGTAATCTGCTGAACCTATAAACGCAGCCCACATTCGTAAATCTGCCTGTGGTTTTACAGTATAGGTGTCCTCTGGCATATGAAAGTCTGGTTCAGCCATAAGAACCAAGTTGTATTTTACACTTAATTTTTTAATTAGTTTTAAATACGACTGAGGATCAAGAGAACGAGAAGATTCATCAACAATAACACCAGTAGGGTGTTTCTGTGCAGAACGACCAAAGGGTTGTAGTACAATATTCTTTTGTTTCTTTTGTTCGTTCTTTGCATCTAAGAACATACCTGCTGCGTTAATCTCTTCCATCTTAGAAGTTTTAAGTACAGGTAAACCTAGATCAGAATGATCATGGGTGTTATTAATTAGAACATCAAAGGCTTCAGCTAAAGATTTTTCTTGTTTAAAATATCCCGGCACTCGATATGGTTCAGGGGATATAAGTTCTTCAGCATCTTTTACTACATGTTCAAAAATACCTTTTTGTTCAGGATTAAATACTTTGTCTTGTAATTCAGGAATACCCCAATATAAAGTATCCCATCCATGCACTAGTATACCAAAATCATCATGTTTTTTTGCATACTTTAGGAAAGCAGGTATAGATGCAATGGCACGACCTGCGCCCCCATCAATAAAAAATAGTTTTTTCACGAGTCTTCTTTCTTATTATTATTATTACCCATGAAGGGTGCTCGTTATTATAGTATAGTGTTAAACTAAACTCAAGAGGGTTGTGTAGGCCATTCTACAGTAAGAGGATTAGCAGAATCATCTGGAAGATCTCTTAACAAAACTCTGTAAGCTTTCCATTCTTTTATCTTTTCTTCTGTTAAACCTACATCAGCTAGTTGTGTCCAATCTGAGTCAAGTAAGTAAGCATTCCTAGTTTCTCTAATCTTACTCCACTCAGCTGCTCTTCTTTCTTCAAACACCACAAAGTCTGTAATATCAAAAACTGGATTGCTGTCGGCATCACGCCTTACAATTGAAGCTCCTTCGTAAACTTCTTCAAGGTCTTCAGCCTGAACTACTTCATCAGCATCATTAAAGTTATCAACAACTCGTCCATCTCTTATTCCTACAGCTTTCATTTTAATTTCCTTTATCTACATGCATCATAAAAAGCATATGATTTTAATTGTCTTTCAGAGCCAGAAGATTGACATGTAATTATAGAAAAATTGTCTTGATCTATACAAGCACCTTTTATTAGGTTACACACAAAAGTATCTTCTAACCTATACACAGTGTCAGTTTTAAATTTATAAACGTTAGTAGGGCTGTCATATTCCCATTTAAAAAGTGCTAGAGAAGAATTAAATCCTCCACAAGGATGACTGTGACTCATTGCAAAACCAGTTGTAGGAGAAGTTAACTGAAAAGGGTAAAAGTTTTGATGACAAAAACATTTACTGTCGTTAACTGTAACGCAGAAACAGCAACCATCTCTTATACATATATTATTACAATGTTTTATACAGTAGTTAGAATCTCTACATATTTTTGCTAAACCTATTTTATAAGCATTATTCTGAATAGAGCCTTGTATAAAGTGTTCATTACAACAATCTATCCATTGTAGATCACAAAAACCACAGCTACAATCTGATGAACCATGACTTAAACCCCATCCTTTTCCATCACAGGTGTGTGCTCCACCAACCACACAAAAAGTAAATCCAAACAAATTATTTACTACGTCAACTCTTGCAGTTTGTCCAGATGTTCCTGGGGTAAATTGTAATACTGCAGCCCTGTTATCAGGATTACCATTTCCTCCTGGATACACTTCATAAGCTGTAGAACAACATGAAGGGTTAGCATGCCAACAACAAGCATCTACATAACAACATTGAAGTCTTCCCATAGCTGTTCCACAGCCACACATATAGTTCCATCGTGCAGTTGATCCATCTCTACATCTGGGGTAGAAGATACAGAAACCACATTCATCGCAACGATAGGCTATATTCATACCAGAGAAATAACCTGAACTCTCTCCACAGCTTGAAAATATAGCATTAAAATAATGCACACAGTTAGGTCTAGTTGATTTACCTGTGCTTGAATCAACACAATTATAAAACATAGAATTACATAATCTAATGTAACCATTTTCTCTATTACTTGTACTACCTATATTTTGACCATACTGTTGGTGTGCAAACATCTTTTGATGATTATTCCACAAATCACATTGAGCAGCACCACAGTGTTGTGATGACGTACAGCAAATTCCAGTGCATTGAGTACAAGCACAAGGAGAAGTTCCCCAACAAAGATGTATAAGTTCTCCACTACAGTTAGGTCTAAAAAATGGAGCACAATTATTTTGGTTTCTTTGTACATATAAAAAACAATCATGCACAAGAGCAAAAGCCATTGAGTTATCTGAACTATTAGATTCAAAATTTTTACATTGTTTTGAGAAAGAAGTACAAATATACTCAGAACAAAATGCAGAACCTGTATACTGAACTATTTTTGCAAAAAATGCTTCATCGTTGTTACCATTACAGTACCTGTATTGATATATAAACCTACAAGGATCTCCTGCAAAATGGAGTGTGCCTGATCGACAAGGTACAGTAAAAGAAGCAAGTTTACGACAGCTATTACTACTACCTGATAGGTAAGGAGCCATGTGCTGACCATTAAGGTTTGTTCCATTTAACGCACAAGGATTAAAAGCAGAAAAATGTTTAAAACCTGTCACTAAATGACAAGGAACATAAATCCAAACACACTCAGATTTTATACAATGATCACTACCATTATTTACAGTAGCCCCATTCATCCATTTTATAGAAGTAATCCTACATGTTTTTGTACCAAAAAAGTGATGGTAATGTCGTGTTAGCTCAAAAACAGGACCAATTCTTTGTGAGTTAACACCATTACTTAACTCATTACTTATAGTATCAGTAACTTCACATAGGCAAGTTATTGCACCTGTTACAGCACATATGTGCATTAGCCTTAATTTTTGACAGGCGTTTTCTCCAACTTTAGGAAGCATAGTAGCAAAGGTACTAAGGCAGTCAGTAGCATAACCATAAGTATTACTATTTCTATTACATAAACAAGAGGTGCACCAAGTTGAATCGTCTTCACAATATATACATGCTGTACCTGTACAAGATATTCCTACGTGCTGACCAGTGCAAAGAAAACCTACTGCGCCCCCATGATAAAAAGATGTAAATGATCTGATATCTAAACTTGTTTCACCTGTAACACAACACTTTTGTACTGCCATAGGCTCGTAAGATTTTGATGTTGTATTGTACTTAGCAATTCCAGTAAAGACACAGTTACCTTTAACAGCAAAAAAGTATTGACCTAAATCAGAGTCACCATGGCCTTTACATGTTAAATATGTAGCTTCAGTTGCAACTTGATCCATATCAGCCCTAGTAAATCCAGTAGGAAATGAATAGTTAGAATCTATAGCTAAATTTTCTAGGTTGGTTAAAGGTTTTTGAAAAGTCCAACCACCTTGGGCTGTTGAGTTATCATGTAAAGAAATTTGAATTGATTCAAAAGGTTTTATAAAATTATATAAATTACAACAGTGATCATGTAAAAGAACAGAGTTATTTGTGCTAAGATTTTTAATAGTATAAAGAGCAGAACCTTCGTCAAGTGTTGTAGCATTAGGTAAACAAACACAACCTGTTTGGTTAAAACATAAGGATAAGCTACTTGAGTTATCTGACGTAAGACTAATTGTAGATCCATTACAAGTAATAGTCTCACCACCACTGGTTGCTCCACCGCCACTACTACCTGCAAATGTTGAATATGTACTCATTCTATTTCCTCTTTACTGTGATATAGCCCAACCAACAGTGGCATTAACGTATTGTAATTGAAAAGCTGCAAAAGCAGTATCTATTGTCATATCCTCTGCAAGACTTTGGATTTTATGTCCATTACGTCCTATAATATTATTTGCATTTCCACCCATCTCAGATATAGCTATTGTGTCTCCTGCACTCGCACTAGAAGGAAGTGTAAGGGTAAGAGCAGAACCATTTAAAAAGTATCTGTTGTCTTTAGAGGCAGTTGTATTTCCTGTGATTACGTTAGGTGTAAGTTCTTGTTGTTTTGTATTCATTTGTGTTTGAATCGCAGAGGTTACACCCCCTACAAAATTTAACTCAGCAGCAGAAGCAGTAACTCCTGTTCCACCTATCTGTAGTGTAGTAGAAGCATTTACTGTAGGAGCAGCTACTGTACCTGTAGCTGTAATTGCAGCAGCACCTACTGTTCCTGTGAATGTAGGACTTGCTAGTGGTGCTGCACCAGATACCTCTGCGACTGCTATTGCACCATCTGCAAGCTCACCACCTGTAGCAACTAAGTCTGCTAATACTCTAGCCTGAGTCATCTAATTCTCCCCTAAATAAAACAACAGTTGTGACAAGCAAATGGTTCTAGCTTGTACAAATCAACTATTATACATTGACTAGAAACACCTGAAAAAGCATTTACACCTACTTCAACATAATGATCTGTTCCAATTACACCACCTGCTCTATATTTGTTTTTACAAGTACGTAGACCACCCTGCATTTGTCGAGTATAGTAATAAGGGTAGATATACTTTGCCCCACCTCTTTCTATGTCTGCTTTAGAGCAATTATGGCTAGGACCAAGAGCAACTAGTACGTCACCTTGATTGTTAAACCAGTTATTCTTATTTCCACTATTTGAGTTTACTCTGTAAATACCATTAACTTGTAAACTGTAGCTTCCATTTTCATTTGTTGTCGTGTTTAAATCACCATCTCTATCACAAGTCGTTGCAGAGTTAAATGTACCACTAAAACAATTAGAACAAACTACTTCGTTTCTACCCACACCTAAAGAGCAATAACCAAAATTTGGACCAAGAAAACCTGCATGTATTTCTACTTGTCTGTGACCACTACATCCCTGTGAGGAACTATGACTACAGTGACAAGCCATTTGTTGTGCATAACCACTAAATCCCATAGGAGCAACAACTTGACCTTTAGGTGGTAACTCTGCAAAGTATGTAAAACCACAACAATCTATATAGCCCTGATTCCAATCAACAAAAACACTAGTCTTACATCCAAGATTATGACAACATTGGTGATTAGTATTACTACAATGACAGACTAAATTTGGTTCGTTAGCTGCTGCAGTTAATACATTAAAAACATCTCTCCTCATCCCATAGACTCTTCCACAATCTCCACCACCTGTTGATCCTTCACCTATCATTTGCACAGTACAGGCTGTTACTTGAGGCATATAGAAAAATTGTTTTATATTCTGAGATCCTTGAGGAGCAAAGGCATTATAATTAGTACCACATTGACAACAACGTTCTTTTATTTTTGTAAACTGCATACACCCACAGTCTCGTTGAAAAAAGTACCAATTATGGCCTGGAGTTCCTGTATACATTAAATGATGTCTACACTCTCCTACACTTTCTAAACATTTAAATTCACTAGAGTCAGTAAATTGAACCCTGTTAGTACAAAAACAACCTGTGTCTGCATCGTAATGAAAAGCACTCATACAGTTGTTGCTGCCACCTCTTCCTGCCATAAGAATATTATCACACTCATCACTTGTAATAACTTCTATATTTAGATAATTACCACTACAACTTGTACAATTCCAAACATTGTGGTGACAACAACTGTGTCTGTGTACTGTGTGATTCGTTGTGTCAATACAGTAAACACCTATATTAATACAGCAAAGGTTAGCATCCTCCCAATCATGTACAACAGCAAACCTGTTATTTCCCATGTCAACTACATGAGACTCACCTACTTGATTGTCATTGTTATAAACGTTACCAACACAATCACAAAGAGTGTTACAAAGATTATACTGTAGATTTGTCCAAGGATAAGGAGCTAGTACACCCCAAGCAGTTCTGTTTGGATCTGCTACTGCTGTAGTTCCACCAGAACTAGTAGGAGTAGGAAAGACTGTAATACCCATTATTCTGTAGCTCCTGATATTTGAATTGTTACTTTACTAGCAGTCGTAGTGCTTGCTTGAATAGTATCATTTGTATCTGAAAGAATTATTCCTGGAACAGGAAACTCAATTATAATTGTCGTATCTGCAGCCACACTTGTTTTATAAAACTGATTTGTAGCAGCAGCAGTTCCTACTGATCCACTATTATCTGGTACGTTGTGTAACGCCACAGTCTCAGCAGTAGTATTAGTGTTATGTATTACAATACTACGAATGTAAGATGTTTTAGAGCTAGGGTTTGTATACACTGCTCCTACACTACTAGCTATCGTAGTAATTGGTGTTAATTGTGAGTATGCAAAAGCCATGTCAATATCCTATTTTATAGTAAGAAAGATTTTCTCAATTCAGTTTCTGTTGTAACAGATACAGAGTTTACAGTTAAATCAGTTGTAGCATTAACAGTAGGAGCAGTTACAGTTCCAGTAAATGTAGGACTAGCAAGTGCTGCCTTTGTATCTATTTGAGTTTGTATATTTGATGTAACCCCATCAACAAAATTTAATTCTGCAGTAGTAGCTGTCACACCATCAAGTATATTAAGTTCAGCAGCAGTTGCAGTAACACCATCTAAAATGTTAAGCTCAGAAGCAGTAGCTGTTACACCATCTAAAATGTTTAGCTCTGCTGCTGTTGAAGTAATACCTAGATTAGTTATTGCTGTTGCTGCACTATCTAAATCAGATAGGTTATTTGATTCTAGTAAGTATCTAGCATCAGACTGTGTTTGTGATAAATGGTCAGCTAGAGTAAATGTGCCATAAGCTACAATATCTACGATGTCTCCAACAGTAGCTCCAGATGCAAGTACTATACTAGTTCCTGATGTAGCTGTAAAGTCTGTCCCATTTTTTAATTTCAAACCATTTAGATAGACATCTACAAAGCCAGAATCGTATGTAGCTGCAAACGTTGTTTGACCTGCAGTGGCTGTGTAAGTGTTACGATCTGAAGTTCCATTTACAGATGAACCTGCAGCAGTAAATCCAGAAGAACCAAAAACCTGCATAGAATTTGTGGTACTATTAAAATAGAGAGCACCTATAACCAAGGCATCTCCATCGTTGTCTGTTGAGGGTGCTGAAGACTTAGCACCAAGATATCTATCATCAAACGAATCAAAACTGGCGGCTGCAGAGGTTGCACTAGAAGCTGCTGCTGTTGCACTACTTGCGGCTGCAGTGGCACTTGAGGCAGCAGCAGTGGCAGAACTAGCAGCAGCAGATGCTGAGGTAGAAGCTGCAGTAGCTGAACCAAGTATGCCATCTACATATGTTTTTGTTGTAAGATCAGCATTAGCACTAGGAGTATACGTAGCAGTAATCTTGTTACTACCTACTGCCAATGCACCTGTTAATGTACCACCTGCTAATGGTAAGAATGTAGTATCAGTATAATTCTTTGTTGCAGCATCTTGTGCAGCACTAGGATCACCTAGTCCTGTAATCTTAGCTGTACCCATAGCTATAGCACCAGACATTGTACCACCTGCTAGTGGTAGCTTGGTAGCTATACTATTTGTAATAGTCGTAGAAAAATCTGCGTCATCACCTAACGCAGCAGCAAGTTCGTTAAGGGTGTTTAGTGTTCCAGGTGCTGAGTCTACAAGTCCTGCTACTTCTGTATCTACATATAATTTAGTTGCTGCGTCTAAATCAGAACTAGGTGCTGTAAGGTTTGTAATGGTTGCAGATGTACCTGCATTCATGTTTAAGTTACCATTAACTGTAACATTGGTAAACGTTGATGTACCTGAACCTGCAGTTACGTTACCTGTTACATCCCCTGTTACATCACCAGTAACATCACCTGTTACATTACCTGTAACGTTACCTGTAATGTCTCCAACAAAGTTTGAGCTTGCTGTAACTGTTGTACCTGTTACGGCTGCAGGTGTGCTACCCCCAATAACAGTACCATCAATAGCACCACCATTAATATCAACAGTCGCCAGTGTCGCCTGACCAGATGTAGAAACAGTTGTAAAGCTAGCTGCCGCAGCACTAGAAGCCCCAATTGTTGTGCCATCCATAGCACCGCCATTAATATCCACCGTAGCATGTGTTGACGTTCCTGTACTTGTTAAGTCTGTAAATGTACCTGCACCTGCAGAAGATCCACCAATAGTAACACCGTCTATTGCTCCACCATTAATATCTGCAGTTGTTATGGTAGTTGTGCCTGAAGCTGTAAGATCTGTGAATGTACCTGCTGCAGGAGTAGAACCACCAATCGTGGTGTTATCCATAGCTCCTGAGTTAATGTCAGCAGAGGTAATAGTTGCTGTGCCTGTAAGAGCAGACGTACCTGTAACAGCAAAAGTGCCACCTACAGTAGCATTACTAGAAGCAGCTAATGTTGTAAAACTACCTGCTGCAGCAGTGCTTCCACCTATTACTGTATTATCAATTGTACCACCACTAATAACAACAGAGTCAATGTAACCTATACCATCGATGTATAAGTCTTTAAATTCTAAACTAGATGTACCAATGTCTATATCACTATCAGTTACAGGAACAATAGCACCATCTTGTATTCTAAGTTGTTCTACTGCTGAAGATGATACCTCAGTAAAAAAACCTATGCGGTTGTTACTAGTATCTATTACAACTTTGTTAAGGGCATCAGCATCACCTATGAGAGGTACATAACCCCCTTCACCTGTACTGCCATCATGTTTGTGTCCAGTTGATGCAGCAAAGGCATCACGGATAGCATTGTACTCTGCATTTACTGGTGCAGCTTTAATGACTGCATTAGCAATAATGTCAGCTACTGATTGTCTTGTATAACCTGCCATTTAAAGTCTATCCCCCACGCCAAACGTCACAACTAAGCCTTGGATACTGTGTGAAGCATTGGTATCATTTGTAACATATTTAAAAGAAACTGATCTACCTGAACCTGAAATATTAGTTCTTTGAACTGGTGATGGATTGCCGTCAAAGATAGCTGTGCTGTTATAGGCAGCTTCATTATAGTATGCAGCAGCACCTTCAGTACTCAAAGTAAAGTTAGTCGGATTCAAAGAATCTGGGTCTTCGTAGTCATACACTGCTGACATTACGATTTCGTTATCACCTTCAGAACGTAAGTATGTTGCTACGTTATAAATAATTTTACGTTGTTCAGGATCTTGAAAGTAATAGTAAGGAGTTTGGAATATACTAAATATATTAGTTCCTGCAAAACTATTACCTTGTTCTTGTCTATACACTTTTCCTGTACTGTCACCATGTATAACAAATTCGTTTTGACCTATATAACCACTAGCAGCAGCAGTTGCGGAAATACCTAACATCTGACTATACTCAAACCTTAGTCCGTTAGGAGTTTCTCTAAATCCACCTATTATACCTTGTGAATCTGCTGCACCAAAGAAGTATCTAAACTGAGTCTTTTGTTTTATAGTAACAGCATTTAGAGTATCAAGATCAATATCAAATACGATGTCTGTAAAAATAGACTGAATGTTTTTTGATACCGTTTCTAAATTAACATCACCAATTCTGTCTGTACCAGAAACAGGACGTAGACCATCCTGTGAAAGAAATAGTAGATCTCCACCTATTTCTATAACACTGTCTGTTGCTAGACACCCAAGATCGTCTGTAACAGTTGATACCACAAAGTTAGCTAAAGCTGTACCTGATACTTTTTTAATATTAGTAGCACCAAAAATATATAGTTCATTTCTAAAAGATTTTATAGCTACGATAGGAAAACCTACGTTTATTACACCTGCTCCATTACCTGATGCAAAGTCTGTCTCTGCTAGTGGTGCACTAAAAAATAGTTTTGTTGGATGTGCAGGATCACCTGCTAGAAATAAATGATTCTGAAATATAGCAGAATATTTTGGATCTGTAGGTGCATCAGAGTGAGTAATCTGAGTATAGGTTGTACCATCATATGTAGCTGCAGGGTTTATACCATCAGTCAAAACAAGCTTTGGAGTACCAAAGTTAAGTCTAGAAAATCTAACCTTTGATACACCTGTCATTGTAGGTGAACCAGAAGTAGTTACAGCAACCCAAGCTGATGTAGAATTATTCCAGTAATGTAAATAATTATTCCCTGAAGATGGTTTACGAGCAGCAAAGATACCATCTTTAATACCATCTGCTACTGCTACACCAAGAACACTTCCTGTTCCTGTAACTGTGCCATAGTTATTAGCAAAGCCATTTATCTTCCTATAGCCACCTGTAACAGCAGGTTCATAGTTAATAAGTGCAGTAGCAGAACCAGGGGCAAGTTCACCCTGAGATAAAACATCACGGCTAGTATTTAAGCCGCCTTGTGCAAACACTTTAAAGGAGGCGAGATTATCTGGCATTACATAACTCTTCCTAAGACTTGATTAGAAGAGTTAATTCTGTCTACAACTGTTGATCTTACTCTTAATGGTTCATCAATAAGTATTCTTCTCATTGACTTTATACCCATATCAAAATTAGCTTGGTGCATTGCGGCACTCTGCTCATTAGATCTAAATCTCATCATGTACATCATAGCACCGTCAATAAGCACATGTTTAAACCTATCAGGTATTATTGCTGTATCATTAAAAGCAGTTAAGTCTGTAGGAAACTTGTAATAGATATATTCTACTTCGTAAGTATTATCTGGAATAGGTGTCACACCAAACTTAGATTCATTGGTTTGATAAACGAGAGTTGGTGCTGAAATACCTGTAGCATCTCCTGTATCATCAAAGTGCCTGTATCTTTGTATGTACTCATCGTATGTTATAGACGGTAAGTGCATAGGAGTATTATCTACAGATGTTAATTTTTTAATGTAGAACGTTTGCCAATCAGCCCTAGAGTAATCAGCAGGAAAATCGTACTGCCTCGTTCCTGCTGCTAGAGTTTGTGTTTGAGTAGTTTTTAGGAAAGGCCACTCTTGTCCTGTCTGTAAGATATTTCTAATGGAGTTGTTTACTGCATCTTTAGCTAATGCTTGAACGTTTCGTACAGCCGTAAAGCCATCTCCTGCTGTGTCAAGAGTAACTTCATTTAATCTACGTAGTAGTTCATTAACTAACGTAACGTATGTAGCCATTACAAAAATCCTTCAGATAAGCTAAAGGGGCAAGTCTCCCTGCCCCTAAAGTTTAGTTATGCTAGTAGATCACGATCTACGTCAACTGGTCTTACTCGACCAGAGATACCTGTATCCATACAACCTGCGACAACACGAATGCGTCCAGATGTAACGTCTGAAGAAGAAGCAATCAACTTAACGTCAATTGTGTCTGTAGATGTTACGTGTGCTGTAAACGTATCTGCTGCTGCAGTGTTTACCACCATAGTTTGTCCGTTTGTTCCACCTGCTAAGAAACCTGTAGAACTAACGTCACCACCGTCAACGATATCGTCACCTGCTGCAAAATCAATATCTACAGTTGGAGATGTACCATTAAAAGCAGTCTCAACTTCAGCACCTGCAAACAATACTAATGTATTAGCAGGTATTTCTAGAAGCTGAAAGATATCCCCATTCGTACAGGAATATCCGTCTTCTACCATTTTAGCAATGTCAAGACGTGCTTCACGCATGTACATTCCCATTGCTTGGTAGCGTGAGGTAGCTGCTGCAATGCTGTCAGAATCGACACCAACAGTAGCTTTTGAGGTCATGTCAAAAGTAGCCATATCTTAATCCCTCCTTACGCTGCGTTGTATTTAGCAGTAACGATTGCTTCTGGTCGAAGAATCTTTCTGCCATATAGATGCATACCACGAACAATGTCAGCAAAGCTGTCAGGGTCACGATATGTTTCTGTCTTATTAATCTGCTCTGCAGTTGCTACAGCAGATTCATGTCCACCAACAATCACACCAAAGTTTGAGTTTTGGTTTGCTGTTCCTGATGTACCTGCACCAGTACCTACAGCAGGTAGGTTTGATGACACATACAAACGGAAGCCATGAAAGTTGTTGATTACAAGACCATTACGTAGTCCACCAGACTCACCGTAGTCTCCATTCATAAATCTGGAGTCTTCATCTGATAGGATTTCCATAAACACTGGGTCAACTACAAGCCATCTACCTTGTGTATCAACTTGTTGTTGATCAAGCAATCGCTTCATTCTTGCAACAACCATTGCAGGTGAAACAGTTGCAGTTGGAAGTGATGTAGCTCCAGGCATACGTGCAGTTACTGGGATTGAATGATCCCCTGCTGATGACGTTGTAATGTTACCAAATGAATCTTTACGTATCTTCATGCTTGTAAGCAGTTCATCTGAACCTGCAGTTGTTACAGCTTTTGTACCATTTACTTGGTCATTTGCTGTATCAGCTACTGAGTGTAAAGATGACTGTTTAAAACCTGCCATATAACCAAGTACCTCTTGGTCATATTGATCAGATAGACGATACGCAGCACGATTGCTTGCAAGGTCCATAAAGTTTACATGACTATGAGCTTCTTCTATATCGTCCATTTTAAAAGCATAATAGTTTGCTTTATCAATAACGAGTGAAAAATCCTCATCGTCAAGGTCTTGTGCATTAACCTGTGTTCCACGAGCATACTCACTCACAGAAATTTCAGGTTCTTTGATAATTTTCACTGTATCACCTTGGGCAGAAATCTCCCCAAAATAAT